CTACGATATTTTGTGTCAACTCAACCAATCTTTCAATTTCCTTAGTTACTCTTTTTGCTTCTTCTTGATTAACTGGTCTTTCTCCATTTAACATTTCAGAAATAACTTTAGCTCTTTTACTAATTGCTTCTAAGTTCTCTTGAGCTCTCATTTTGTATTCAGGTTTCATAAAAACTATTTGTTTATTTGTTATAATAAATATTGATTAAATAAAAAAAGGGTGGATTTTGATACCCACCCTTTTGTATTTTATAGGATTAACCTATCGAAATTGTTCTTTTCTTAGGTTGTTCCTTTTCTCTTTTTGGTACTGTTAGTTCCAACACACCATCTTCAAACTTAGCTTTTAACTTATCTAAATTAAAGATATTGTTATCAGCTGTGAAAGTTCTTTGGAATGAAGAACGTTTTACCTCTCTACGAAGATAAGTACCACCTTCTTTTTCCTCTACTCTAGAGTTCTTTTCACCTTTCAATGTGATGATATTATCTTCCACATCAATAGTGATTTGGTCTTTACTTAGACCAGGAATTTCGGCGATAATTTCAATTCTATCGGCAAAATCTACAATATCACATTTTGGATATGCGTTTTGACTGAAAGGGTGAACACCTAATTCTTTGTGAAACTCTGGAAAACTTTCTGAGAATACTCTATCTAAAAGAGTATCGAATGGAGCGAAAAACTCATCCCTATTAAATACTGCTGGTGCCATAGGGAAAGCACGTTGAATTTGATTTTTCATTTTTTTACCTTTTTTAAGCGTTAAATCTAAATCCTCTTTTGAGCGATTTAGGGTTGATATGCCGGCCGGGCTCTATCGGTTTATAAATATAATGTTGTTTAAAAAACCAACACTAAATTATGCATTTTGTCTTTCAATAATTGTACTCATATGGTCAGCCCAATGTAGAATATACTGAATCTTTGAACGAAGATATTTTGATGTATCATATACTTTGTAATACTTTTCATTATCTTCATCATACAACCCATCGGTAAGTTTAATACCAAAGTATTCGTTTTCATTGTACTGAATACCGTAGTGATTAAGTGTAAAAAAAGTTCTATCGGTAATAGTCATAAACGGAATGTTTTCATTCCTTTTATACAATTCTCCTCTGTTTTCAATATGCCATTTAGATTCATTAGGTACATAATGAAGTTCATCTTTAATACCTAACTTACCCAAATCATGATGGAAAGCAGCAAATAATAATTCTTCATCAGTAAAATCAATTGTACCACCCGCTTCTTCATATATTTTTTTCATACGAATTGCGTTTTTACACACATTGAAAATGTGGTCAATATATCCACCTTCATATGCATTGTGATAATTTAAGTTACCACTAGCTGGTGAAATTATTAGATTAGCACCCAATTCTTCGATTGAGTACATGTGAAGTAATTTTTCAAGTCTTTCGCCTGAAAAATACTTTTTGAGAAGTGCTATGAATTTATCATAGTTCTCTTGCAGTTGTTGTTCGCTGTAATTTTTCATAAGTTGTTGTTCGCTGTAATTTTTTATAATACAAATATACTAATTTATTCTTTAATTTCCAAATTTTCTTCAATATCCTCTCCACAAAGAGCTGAATAAAGAATGTCTAATTCTTCTTCACTACTACAAAATCCCAAACCATCCATATCCATAATTTCTACAAAAAATTGTCCAGGCTTTAATCCAATCTCTTTAAGAAGTAATTGTTCATCCGTTGCAGATGAAACTAACATAGGTGCAAATTCATCTTCTCTATATTTTGGAATAGGCAATACCCAATAATAATGTCCATCTTCATCATTGCCATCCTCATCCATTCCATCACCCGCTTCTACTTTTTTCCAACCCTGTCTTACAAAGGTTTCTTCGGTTATAGGGTTCATAGGTAATTTAATTTCTTTCTTTCTCATTCTAAAACTATTTTTGTAAATAAGGTTTTATTTGAAGGATAATGATATGCCTTTAAAATAAGCGTATCACCAATCATTTCTCTAATTGGGGCAATAACGGTATTAATTTCTCCGTTTTTACCACTATAAGAACAACAATTAGTTGTAGGTACTAATTCATCTTTATTGGCAATCAACGGCGGTAGTTGAACTATTGTGTATTGACCTGTAAAATAGTTTACATAAACCTGCGTAATAGTTGCTGTTGTATCGCCTTGTCTTAACCACCAATATAAGTTACTTTCAAAACTTACTTTTTCGTTTGGATAAGGTTCTTTACCATTCACTAAAATTTTACCAACAACTCTATGTGATTGAGAACTACCAACCGTTGTTATTCGTAAATGATATAATCCATTTTGGTCTTTTGGTAAACTACGCAAACCATTTTGAGTAAGTACCGAATCAATTGAGAATGTATATTCTTTAATTGGTTCTGGTAGTTCTGTTTTCTGACACGCTATAAATAATAGACAAACAATAGGGGTTAAAAGTTTTTTCATTATAAAAGTTTTTTAAGTATAGAATCCCAAGTTGGGTATTCGTTCCAAGTTTCAGTTTCATAAGCCCATCCAAATCGAAGAAGTTCACCTTTGAATTGTCCGGCACCATTTGCAGTTCTATCATCAATAAGATAATCACCAATCAACATTCCTTTAAGGTGGGTAATTGCCATCTTCTTATGGAACAAACGGCCAAAGTGTTCTTCAATCCAAAATCTTTTATCCATAGCACTCATTGGGTTACCCCAAGGTGCTGCGGTGGCGATATACAATTCGTACTTTCCACTCTCTGCCAACTTTTTAACTGCCTCAACAGCTCCTTCAATTGGTGGTGGGTTTCTAAATATTCCCGGTATGTGGTCATATCTACCTTTGTAAATTTCTTTTAGGAACTGATTGTTGGATATTGTTTCTTTAACGTGTCCATTAAAGTCTACCAATACACCATCCATATCAATCCACACAATTTTTTTCTCATTCATTTTATTTTGTATTAAGGGTTGGTTTATATTTTTTAACTAATTCCATTTCTCTAAGGTGAGCTTTTTCTTTACCTCTAACTACATCTAATACACTTATTTCGTAAACTAATTCTAAGTCATCAATGTAATTGAACATATCTAAGTACAACCACCAATCCCAATTTTCTTTACGAGCTCTACTGAAATGTTTTTGTAAACGTACTTTAGCGGATTTAAGGAAAGCCCTACCTTTAGAAGCGGTGATACCAATGTATTGATTTCCGTTCATACAATTGGTAATAAGGTAGATAACGTGATTACGGTCAGACCTCTTTTTTCTATTAACTTTTATACTCATATCTTAACTTTTCTTACATAGTAAAGATACGAAAAATATGGCAATTTTCCAAATAAAAAAGGGGAAATAACGTGTTGAAAATCAACAAGTTACGTCCCCTTTTATAAGTCATTGAAAATCAATAAGTTATAATTTCCTCATTTTCAATGGGTTCTTCATCAGGAAATGGTTTAAAATTAAAGTCTAATTCATAGGGGTTATTTTCACCTAAAATTATTTGTTCTTCTAATTCATACCTTTCAAGTACTCTTTTAACAATACCAGAACGAATACAATCTTCTCGTGTGAATTCAATCTGATAAACTCCTTTTAATTTACCTAATCGTTTCCACACATCAAAGAATCCACTTTTTGTGTAAGCAGGTGAACCATTAGTTCGATACTTATCACATTGAGAAAGGTCACCTTCAATAATCAATTTAGTATCATCTGAAATACGAGTGATTAAAGTTTTTAATTGATGTGGTGAAGCGTTTTGTGCTTCATCTAAAATTACATAACTCTTTTCAAAGTTTATACCTCTAAGAAAGTTTAATACTCTGAATTCAATCTTACCTTGGTCAATTAACTTTTTCGTTTCAACAGATCCGATTATTTTATGCATTATAAATAAAGATGATTCATTGTGTACTGCTATCTTCTCCATTAAATCACCAGGCAAATGCCCTAACTTATCTTCATTACCAACATCAACAGTTGGATTTATTATAATTAATTTTTCAATATGTGATAAACGATGTAATAATAACTCTAAACCTTTTTGTATTGATATATACGTTTTTCCTGCTCCCGCTAAAGCATGTCCCATTATGATATTGTGGTTGGGATGCTCAATTGCTTTGTAAAATCTTTTTTGATTATATGTTTTAAATTTAATTTTCTTTATAACTTTTGGATAAGATAACTTATACTCTTTTACTACCTCTTTTGGAACTTCTTCCTCAATTTTTTTCCTAGCCATACTGATGAACGTTTTACAGGTTAATAACTGTAACTTTAGCTTTAGGTTTGCCTCTAGCTTTCTTTAATTTTAAAAGTTTAATATAAGAATGTATTTCACTACACATTTCATATTTTTCCAAATGGACACAAAGATTTAATAAAGCATCTAATGCAATGATATAATCTTTCTGATATATTTTTGAAACTATATCAGAATCTTTAAACCTAAATAAAATGATGTGGGATTTTTTGGATTTTATTGCCTGTGTTAATCGCTGAAAAGTTTGGTGGAGAAGTGAATCACCATATTCTTTTAAGTACTTATTAATAGAGGGATTAGAACTATTAAGGTACTTTTGCCATTTAACATTTGGATTAACCATCGGCAACCTTTTTATTTCCTATAAATATAACCCAATTACTTATTGAATATTTTCTCGTGTTGCAGCATCTCTTACAACGAAATCTTGGTCTTTATTAAAGTCTATAAATCCAATATCGGTTCTACCACCGCCTCCGCCACCTCCACTAACTGGAGTTGGATTTTGTTGAGAACCATCATTACAAGGTGCTAATTGTGTTCTTTGGAATAAATTAAATTGTCCACCCCAAGAATCTTCTTCAGCGCATATCTCTCTAATATATCCGTATTTATCAACATTTATTGTTTGTGTTTGCCCAAACTGGTCTCTATAAGTCATAAAACTTTGTTCTAATGTTGCTGGTATTGATAGACGTATAATTTCGTATGTATAATATCGTTTAGTTCCGGATGGAGAATTTGAAGGTTGGTCTGATTGTACAGGTTCATCTGATTGAACTTTATCACCGGTTTTAAATACAGATAATTTTTCAGCGGGAATAACATTACCCGTTTCAATTTCCTCAAAAGTTGGTTTGGATAACATCCAATCTATATACTTTACAAGATAAATACAATCAATAAACTTACCATCAATTTCAATAATATCTGATTCATCTTTTGCTTCAATAACCTTATCTAAAACAATTTTAACATCATCATCAACTCTATTTGGGTTTATTCTAAAGCGGGGTTTTGATAAACCAAAAGTATTTGCTGAAGAAGTATTTTTATCTAATTCACTTTTTTGTAATTTTAATTCGGAAATTCTTGCAGATATTTTTTGTTTAACTTCGGTTTTTTCTCTTTCTAAAAAGACAGGTCTTGGTTTATCTACCTGAAATGTTTCACCATCAATAGTTATCCCTCGCCTTCTTCTAGCAGGATTGAATAGACCTCTATTAGCACCAGTAGCAAATTCATTATCTAGATTCAATAATCCTTGTTCCAATCTTTCAATTTTTTGGGTAATTGCTGTTAATTCCTCCGGTGATTGTATTGCTGTTGATTCGATTGTATCATTCACTAATCCACTATCTTTGTATAAGACAAAATTATTTCTTATAAAAGAAACACCTAATTTAGTTTCAGCATCTCGTAAAGTATCAAGAGAAGAAATGATATCACTCAGGTATATTTTTATAATTGAACTTTGTTCAAATGAATAATTTAAAAAATAAGGGTTTGATTCAATTTTAGAAGCTTCTAAATCTCTGGAGTAAAATTCCGATGTGTAATATTTGGGAGATGAATCTTGCTGATTTTTATAAATTGCGATAATACTTCTAAACTTAGTATCATCAACAACTTTAATACCATCCAATGAAGGAACTCTAAAGTCAATCTTATTGACGTTTGGATATTTCCCCAATAAACTGATAGCATTATTTGATGTAGTATAATTTACAGTTTGTGGATATGTATTTGCTAAATTTGGGAGCCTATTATATTTCATATAGATAAATATATCTACTGAAAATTCCTCTACTTAGCCCACTTTCCTCTTTGTACTAATTGTGCAATAATTCCATAAACTGAAAGGTCTTGGTATGTATCCTGAACAGATTCACCAACTTCATCAGGCTGACCTAATACTACTAATTGTTTTAATCTTTGTACTTTATCATTAATTCTAAACCAAAGACCTGTAAGGGATAATTTAACATCCTCTTTCGTTTGAAGTGAAGTACCCACCGATATATTACCTGGTCCATAGTTCCTTTGTTTCTTACAAAAGGTTTCATACATTTCAACCTGGATTTTCTTAAATTCATCCATCATTTCAGGATAAACTCTTTCACAATATTCGATTGCGGATTCTTCTTTCATAACACTTTACTTTTTGGTGAAATACAAATATATGAATATTTCCTGATATTTCCAAGCAAAACAAACTTTATTTCAAAAATGAAAAAATTTTTCCAAATTTCTTTACGTTTGGAATTTTTTGACAATAGTTATTGACACTAGACTACTTAACCAGGAAACAAGGAAGCAATATAAATAAAGACTTTAACTAGGAACTTGGAATAGCTTAGAGGTCAGAAAAACTCCCATCCTCATTTTTTATAGAAATTTTGTAAATACGGCCTGTTGGGTCAGAACTTTGTAATTCATCTCTTTTAGATTCAGCATCTGATAAGTTATCAAATTCATCCAAAGAATCATTTGCATTTAATTTTAAAACCCAAACTTGTCTTTTAGCCCAATTAGGGTCACCTTGATTTGAATCAATAGGTATAAGTTGTTTATGTATGACGTATGACATTATTTAATTAATTGTTTGAATAATATTTTTTTAACCCAACCACTCTTTAGACCTACCCATTGATAATATTGATATTTCCATCTTTGGTTTAAAAAAGAAAAAGAAATGAATCCAAACACCAATAAAATTAAATTGAATAACTTTGATATGGTGATTGGAGTCCACATATTATCTCCAACCCTCTTTTGTATGTCTATATGAAGGTTTCATTAGACATAAATATAATATAGAATTAGATTCCCAATTCTTTCAACCTTAGTAATTCGGTTTGTATAGGTTTATTGAAAGGATTCCATTTTATATTATCCAGCAACCAATTACGATACCATACCGGTATTTTACGAACTTCTTTATCTTTGTATTTTCCAAATGTCATTTTAACAACAGGACCTTGCGCAGCAATATCGTGCGGATTAGGTTGTCCTTGTTTGTGCAACCCAATTTCATGAAGTGGAATACCTGTTAATAACTTTTTACCCTCACCATATAATTTCCACATAGGAACTTCATAATCAAACCATAAATCTTCTACTTTACCGAACTTAGGTACACTCCCCACGAAATCAATTACAAGCCCATTCTGCTTCTCAGGATGGATACGGGTTACTCTACCAACAAATTGATACCACCAACTTAAAGAAGCCGTTGGTCTACCGGTAATGATACAATCCAGTTGAGGATGGTCAAACCCTACTGAAAGAATTGTGACTTGTACGATAATTCTTAATGTACCGCTTTTGAATTCATCAATTATTCTATCTCTATCGGAATCTGCCATTCCACTATATACCGGTGCACAACTTGGAAGCCGTGTGGAAAGTTCTTTTGCTTCTTCAATCGAAGGAACAGCAATAAGAATGGATTTTCTATCTGGTAATTGTGCAATTTTACGAATTATCTTACCAGCAATATCCTGGTCTCTATATGCTTTACGAATACTCTCTTCTGTGTATTCGGCATTTGTTGAATTATATACTAAATCACCTGTTTCAAAATCATACGATTCATATTGTAGTGGTGACCAGAATCCTAAATCCACCATTTCTTTAATTTGGGCAACGTGAATGATTTCTTTAAAGAAATTACCTTTTTTACTCTTTGAAGTCAACATTACCAACTTTGAGAACGGTTTTCCGAACTCATCCATATTAGTTTGTAACTTTAATGGGGTTGCGGTAAGACCTAAGACGTGTGTTATCTTAGCTGCATCCAAAAATCTCCTTAACATACCATCTGGCTCTCTTGGAAACCTATCACACTCATCAATTATCACTTTTCTGATACCTAATTCGTGGAATTTCCAAGCTATATTAACTATTGAACCAATTGTAGCGTAAGTTACTTCACCAATTTCCTTTTCGTTCATTGATGCGGAATAAATTGATGCTTTTCCACCTAAATTGATGAATTTATTGTAATTTTGCTCTAATAATTCCTTTGAAGGTTGAATAACTAAGATTTTCTCACCTAATTGATGAGCAATTTCAGCAATAACGATACTTTTACCAAAAGCGGTAGGGGCAACAATAATAGAAGGGTGCGGCTTCTTACTTTTGAAGAATTCCACACCCTTTTTTACAGGTTCTATCTGATTCGGTCTTAATTCCATCCAATTATTTTATATACGATGGACCATACTCACCATATTGAGCAGTTCCATCAATAATATTACCTCTAGCATGCTTTGCTGGTGCTTTCCACGTTGCTGCTTTCAACAAATCACCTTTTTTAATAGGTGCGCCTTTTAAATCACCATCAACTCTACTGATAAATCCCCAACAAGTTGTTCCAGTCCACAATCTGATGAATTTATTACCAATTTCAACGGTAAATGGTCTGAATTGATTCGGCATATTTGCTTTTTCGTAGTATGCTTTACGTTCACCATCTACTTTTTGGATAAAATTAGCAACAATAGGGTTACTTTTCAAATAATCTAAGGCTTTTTCCTCTGTCTTTCTCATAATAAGGGGTTTTTATTTATAATTTTTAAATTCTAATACAAAATTCTTTCGGCACTTAAACTTACTCTCTTTTTTCTTCTTATCAACTACGGTTTTTTCACGAAAACGTCCATCATACGCCCCCGCTTTTACCATTTCTTCTCTTTTTAGGGTTAATTCATACTTTTTCATCTCTTACTTTTTGATTACTACCTAAAGGTAGTAAATTTTTGTGAGACCACCAAATTTTTGAGTACTTTTTTTGAAAAATAAGTCATTGAAAATCAATGTTTTATGAAAATTTTTTAATAAATCGGTATTTTTTGGTATTTTTATCGAAAAAAATCATATTTTTTCAGTTTTATTTACGTCTGTTAAAATAAGTATGTTTTAATAATATAAGGACATTTAGCCACACTAATTTTTTTTAAAAGTTTTCAACATTTCGTTTGGTATTCTCAAAAATTTTGTATATATTTGTGTAAATTTTACCAGAATAATTGGTAGTTACGATATTAATGGGTTATAATATTATGTTACATACAGGAACTAAATCGGAAAGTTTTGTCAATAACAATACTATCTCTACATATAACGTATTTACCAAAAGTTTAGGTAATAAAAGGGTGTCAAATAACATTTACACCCTTTTTTTATTTGGTTACATTTAAAACAAAAACAAAAAACACATGAAAAAAATCGGAAAATTTCTCCTTATGGTGATTATGATGATATCATCTTACGGAGTAAGTGCGCAAGAAACAACTTCTGAAATTCAGGGATTGGTTTCTGATGGGAAAGCTGGTTTACCGGGTGTTAATGTTGTAGCGATTCACCTACCAACGGGAACGAAGTATGGTACTTCTACTCGTATAGATGGACGTTATAACTTACCAAACCTAAAAATCGGTGGTCCTTACACAATTACTGTTTCGTTTATTGGTTTCAAATCTGAAACTGAAAATGATGTTACATTATTGTTAGGACAGTCTCACAAATCAAACTTCGTTTTAAAAGAAGCAACAACAACTTTACAAGAGGTTGTAGTTACATCTGGACAAAACAAAGTATTTAATGCTAGCCGTAATGGTTCGCAAGAAATAATCAATAGAAGATTGGTTGAAGGAATTCCTAACGTTAATAGAAGCTGGAAAGATTTAGTTAAATTAGTACCTTCTCAAAACAACTTATCATTTGGTGGTTTATCTTCTCAATTGAATAACGTTACTTTAGATGGTGCGAACTTCAACAACTCTTTTGGTTTAGGTGATGGTACTTTGGGTGGACAGACCGGTGCTCAACCAATCTCTTTAGATGCGATTGAGCAGATTCAAGTAAACGTATCACCATTTGATGTAAAGTATGGTGGATTCGCAGGAGGTTCAATCAACACAGTTACTAGAAGTGGTAAGAATCAAGCATTTGGTTCGGTTTATCAATTCTTTAAAGGTGAAGATTTACAAGGTTATAAAGTAGGTGATGTTACACTTCCTAAACAACCTTTCAGTTACGATTTAAAAGGTTTCACAGCAGGTGGAGCAATTGTTAAAAACAAATTGTTCTTCTTCGTAAATGGTGAAACTGAAAAAAGAAGTGAACCTGGTACACAATGGATAGCATCCGATGCTAACAACACTCCAAATGGTATCAACGTATCACAAGCAAAAGCTGCCGATTTGGATGCTTTAGCAAAATTCCTAAAAGAAAAATATGGATACGATCCTGGTTCATATCAAGGATACCAATATGGTTCTGAATCAAAAAGATTGACAACTAAATTAGATTGGAATATTAATGATAAAAACTCATTCTCATTGAAGTACACATTACTTCGTTCAGTAGCAGATATTCCACCATCTAACTCTCAATCAGTAAACGCATCAAATGGTAGAAGACCGGGTGTAACCGCAATGCCTTTCTATGGTGCGGGTTATACGATTAATAACAATGCGGATATTGTTATTGGTGAATTAACAACTCGTTTTTCAAATAATGCTTCTAACAAATTACAAGTTGGTTATACAATTTTGAGAGATTTTAGAGGAACACTTAGTAGTGGTGTATTTCCACAAGTGGATATCTTAGATGGTAATGGATTACCTTTCACAACATTTGGTTATGAAAGATTTACTTATGGTAATGAATTAAATTCAGATGTATTTCAAGTTAATAATATCTTTAACTGGTACAAAGGTAAACATGAATTTACATTTGGTACACAAAATTCATTTAAGAAATATTCAAATGGATTCTCACCTAACTACGCAGGTGCTTATCGTTTCAATAGCTTAGCGGATTTCTACGCATCGGCTAATGGAACAAAACCTGCGGCAATTTATGATTTATCTTGGTCATTAACTGATGGTTTCCCATTGGTTGGTCCAAAGAATACTGAATTGAGTTTATTTGCTCAAGATAAATTTGCAATAAAAGATAACTTCACATTAACATATGGTGTAAGAGCTGATTATGTTTCTTTTGCTGATAACTTTTTATTTAATCCAGTTGTAGATACTTTAACTAAGTTCTATGGTGGTGTAAGATTAAATACAGGTCAAGCTCCAAAAGCAGCATTACAAATCTCACCAAGAGTTGGATTTAACTGGGATGTTTATGATAACCAAACATTACAAATTCGTGGTGGTACAGGATTATTCCAAGGACCTCCGCCATTTGTTTGGATATCTAACCAAGCTTCTAATAGTGGTATGGCTTTATTCGGAAGTATTACAAACGCAACCGGATATATCTTTAATCCAAATATTGATGCGTATAGACCAACTCCTACACCAGGATTATCAAAAGCATATTCTCTTAACGTAACTGACCCTAATTACAAATTCCCACAAGTTTGGAAATCAACTTTAGCAGTTGATAAGAAAATCTTAGGTTG